ACCCTCACTCAACATTTCCCATATCGCAGTGGTAGATACATTGGTCATTATCTTATGTAGACGAAGATACTCCTCACCCTTAACTTTCATTCTATCACCATTAGAGAAACGAACAACAAACCCTTCCTCATCGTCCTTTATCATTTCTTTTAAGACAGAGTAATCGTTTATACCGTCATACTTCTTAACGACTTTGAAACCAAGATTGTTTATTAAGTTCTTCAATCTAACATCAACTCCCTCACCATACAAATCAACCTCATATCCAGTTTCAGTGTTTATCATTCCGAGCAATACCAAATCTTCGTATGGGTATTTCACAACTATACGATTCTCATCATATATTATTTCAAACAAGTAAGTGTAGTCCTTATGTAGTTTTTGATAATCATACTTCTGTAACATCTCAAACCCTTTAACCGCTTGGTCAGAAGTAAAGGAACCACGAGTCGCCATTACCCATTCACCTTCGTAATTGAATAATATACCCAAAGAACCATCCATCTTATCGTAGACATCAAACTCAGGAGTTGCAGTGTGTTTACCTTCCTCCATATTGAAGAACTTTCTGAATGGTCGGGCAACAACCTTCCCATTTCCATCAGTCACTAGTCCACGAGTTTGTAGGGTAACATCGTCCCATTTATCTTCGTATTGAACGGTTTCAGTATAGTTCCATATAGTCAAAGGAAAAGTTGGGTGTACTTGTTTATACACCAACCCTTCCTCAAAATATCTATTTAGAACTTTATTCATTTGACAAAGATACGACTATTTTTCGTTAATTAAAAATTTATTTGAGATTGCTTTGAATGAAATCGTTCCATCCATAGAACGAACTACAACTCCCTCTCTTTCAGTGTCCGAATTTAATGCTGATTTACCTTCAGCGTAGTTCAACATATCCCCAACAGTTTCAGGTAATTGGAATCCAAATCCCTGATTTAACACTGGCACATATCCTAAATCCATTTCTTGTAACATTACAACAAAATTAACAAAGGAAATTCTTATTTGTTTGTCAATGTCAAATCCTGTGTAGAACTTAACGGTTTGACCTTTTATTTTATATGGATTCCCCTGAATTCCTTCCCCGATTAACTCCCCTTGGAAACAAATGTTTCGTCCAACTGATTTCATTTTATTCTCCAAATCTAACTCACGAGCAACTTTCCAAAAAGTATTACCTTCAGTTTCCAATAGTTCAAGGTTACGAGAACATACACCAAATACCCCATCATTAACATAGAATGTTGCAGATGAACCATCCAACTTCTCAGTCACATAAAATTGATGTTTAGATTGGATTTTCCATTCCTCATACTCAGATGTAAGATTTTGAACTCTCTCCTCATCTGTCTTATGTAAAAACGATGGGAACATTCCTTTAACCTTACCCGCAAGTTCAGCAGGAATTGGTGGTTCGTATTTAACAATACCCAACATTTCTGTTACATCCATTCCTTCAGGTAAATTATGTCCAGAAGCAAATTGGGTGATAGGAAGAACATTGATGGGTAGAATTAAACCCTGTGACACCTGTCCTCTCAATTTGATTGTTTTCAATCGGAACCCTTCTGTCCCGTCAACCATTTTCTTATATGAAGATTTACGCAAGAACTCAAACTCATCTTTAATTGGTAAAAATGAGTCAATCTCACAATAAACCACCAAGTTGCCAACTTTGTGTCCAACATCTTTTGCAACAACAACTTTCCATCCATCAACGGTAACGAGTTCAATCTTATCTGCCCCCTCAATCGGTGAGATGTCGGCAATCCTTCTAATAGTTGCTAATTTTCTTTCCATTTGACAAAGATAATAAATTTAACTTAAACTTTCAGGTAAAAATAACAAAGTTGGATTTTTTTTCTGAATATCAACATCAGGGTAATGTTTGCCAAACTCCATCACATCAAATCTTTCAGTGATAATATGATAACCATTTTTGGTTGGGATTTCACTTATGATTTTATCCTTCCCAAAAGGAGCACAACTATCAATTGCAAGTTTAACATTTAATAACTCTTTGTTATCCTTACTATCAACATCTACAATCCACCTCTTCTCATAAGTTTTAATCTGCCCAACAACTGAATCAAATAAACCTTTCTGAATGTTCTGTCCATTACGAATTCTTTCAGCCAAAGATATCATCATCTCCAAAGAGACATCCTTATGGTTTTGTTTCTGAACATGGATATATGCACGAGCTTTAAACATCTCACAAAGTTGTTTAATCTCATCATATCGTTTCTCCAAATATCCAACACTATTAACACAATAAGTTTTGATGGTGCGAACTGACTGGTGATTGTCCCTCTCACCTTCAGGTTGGTCCTTCTTTCGTTTGAAAACATAGAGCATATAGAAGTCCCCCTCGTTTTCAAAGTTCAGTAATGGTTTTATTAATTCAATATTGTCAATCATGGGACAAAGATAAATCAAATTTTTAAAATGGCATCAACCAAGGATTAAAAGGTGTCGGTTTTTCTTTCATTTCTCTTAATATCTCATCAATAATTTCAACCTGCCCATTAAAGTAATCTTTTTGAGATGTATTATCCCTTAATCTTTCAGCTTGTTGTTTTTTTTCATGGAGGTATTGCTCCAATACTTTCATACTATGTCCGCTCATTTTTCTTTATTATAAAAAGGTTTAGTTATTAAAAAGGATATGAACATACCTGTCCATATCCCTATCAGTAAACATCCAAGTGCCAACATTATTCTTGTTCAATAATAATGTTTCCACTCACTTCAATCAACTTTCCAGTCTCACGATTTGTAAAATAATACCCATCAGAGTTTTCTTCACTAATCACTTTACCTGTTGAGTGGTAGGTAATCATGGTGTCAGGTCCAAGAACCTTAACCGTAAAGGTGTCTCCATAACCACCCATCTTACTCATTGTTGCGTCTGTACAAGACACCATCGTCGCCATAATTGTTAGTAATGTAAATAACAGTACTACATAAAAATTTGATTTTTTCATATTATATCTATTTGTTTAGTTTCCAAATCAATTGTAATGTCAAAAGGTTTTTGGCTGTGAGAATAACGTTCATCCAACACAGATGAGTTGAAGAAGTGTGTTCCGTTCTTCTCAACATAACCATAACCTGAATGGATATGTCCACAGTTGTGAATCAAAGGATGCAATGTTTCCAATCGTTTTGTAAGCATCTCACATCCAAGATTAAAATCACGACGATTAACAACTGTATCCAAGATACCCCAAGCCGGTCCGTGTGTTAACAAGATGTCGGTATCATCAGGAATATCTTTCCACTTTTGTTCAATCTCCCATCCGTTTCGTGGTAAGTTGAATGCCCAATTGTAGAACTCAGGTTGCCAAGGACTACCATAGATTTTCAATCCCTCAAACTCAACGAAATCATCAATCAAACAAATAACACCTTTGTCGTTAAATTCACGAATCATTTTCCAAGCGTCAAATGGTTTGTCCTCAATGTATCTGTCGTGATTACCAGGAATGAATACCTTCATCTTATATGGTAACTCACTGAACCAATTTAAGAAGTCATACAAATCTTCCCAATCGTAACCTGAATTCATAACGTCACCGCTATGCAAAATCAAGTCACCACCACTTACAAGGACATTTCTTTCCTTTGTGTGAGTATCAGACATTAATGTTACTTTAATCTTCATAATTTTCAGGCATTTGGGTTATTACGTTTCTTCTCCACCACTTTGTAAATCTACTACTTTTAAACTTACCGGCAAAATATTCTCCAATCAAAATGAATAAAATACTTGAAACCGCCAATAAAAACATAACAAATAAAAAATAAAGTAACTTAGTTAACATATTATCGGTATTTGTTATAAAGGTTATTAATCATTTCAAGTTCCTCATCTGTCATTGAGTAATACTTGGTTGAAATGGTGTGTAATTTACCTATGAACTCTTCTTCCATCGGACTTATCTTATCTTCATTCCAAGGCTGTAATGGGTGTTTTGCAAGGTGTCCGTCTTCAATAAGAGCAGTAATCACTTCCTTAATTTCTCTTTTTGAACAGTTAGATAAAAACTCGTCAACATCAATATCTAAATCAACATCAACATTATAAGCTGTGAAATTTGGCATATTATTTTGTTTTAAATTATGTAATAAGCAGTTACCTTTCTTGGGACACCAGGATAAAGATTGTCAATTGTCTTATGTAAATCTTCATCCTGTGTGTCCTTATTAAAATTAGAATTAATTCCGAAATCAAGAATGTCAAAGTGTTGGTCAATCTTTTCAATGATTTCAATTCTTTGGTTAATCGTCAATTCAACATCAATTACAATTCTACTTGTCATACGGTGTGCGGTATTGAGTGTCTAACACAAGTTTGTGGTTTAGATTCATTCATCAAGAAGTTATTGATGTAACCCATCATATTTGCAGAACCAATAGGGTTAGCTGAATGAACCAAAACAATTGGAAACATTATCGGTTCTTTCTTTTTATCAAAATGATTCATCACCAATCTTTCAGGGTATTGAGTGTAAAACTCATCAACCAAGAACTTAGCAGCATCGTATCCAGTCTTCTCATTGATATTTCCATAATCCAATTTAAAGTTTGGAGCAACGTTGTTGAAGTACTCATTCATTGCACTATCACCCAAGTCGTGGTCCAAAGAAATGGTTGCAATATTCTTAATTCCAACCTTCTGAACCAAATTCACAAACTCGTGGTAGTTTCTAACAACCATCCAGTCCTTATCCATTGGTGTGCGAACATCATCTAAATAAATCTTCATCTTATTCCCCCTTTATTTTTTCAAACGCTTCATCAATTCTTCTCATACCCACATTCACAAACCAAATCTCAAATGCGAAAAAGAATAACCACCAATTATAATCAACTAATTCAGTTATTTTGTAATCACTGAACACATCAACTAACAATATTACCATAAAATAGATTGGTAGTAACGAATACAACACCAACCAAATCCAATTAAAAACTTTTTTCATATATTATATTTTTTACAAAGATACATTAAACTTCCTCACTCTCCAAATAATTTATCATCATACTTGCCATTGAGTAATTTGTGGCAATTGGTGTGTCAGTTACATTACATATTCTTAACACCATCTGAACATCCACCTCGTGGGGATGTGATGATAATGGGTCAATAAAGAAGATTACATAATCAATATCTTTATCAACAATCTTGGCAGCAATCTGAGCATCACCACCCATAGGTCCTGATTGTAACCTATTAACTTTAACACCAGCAAACTCAATATGTTTACCTGTCGTTCCTGTTGCGTAAATGTTAGCCCTACGTTTGAAGAAATCCAATCTCTTCATAATAAAGGCCACCATATCAGCCTTCTTGTTATCGTGAGCAATAACCGCAATATTAAATTTATTATTCATAGTCATGTTTATTTTCGCTTAATACTTTAATTAAATTATAGATAAAAAATAAAATTAGAAATAAAATTTCTAATCTAACAAATCCAAACATCCATATATAAAATAAATTATTAGGTCTGAAATCTTCAAACCAAGGAAAACAAATTTCAAAATAATAAGGTAAAAAAACAAAAAAAAGTATGTTCAGAAATGTCTTTAAATAACGCATACTTTAAATTTAGTAATAAAATAAATTTTTGTCAAATTTATTTACCTATTACCAAATCTTTTAACTTCTCTTCAATATCAGGTGAACTTTTAGTTTCGTTGTGAAAATATGATTCAATTACATTAATTATATCTTGCTCACACTGTGAAATTTTACTTTTTATCCAATCTTCCATTTCATCCTCATTTTCTAATGATTCAAACATCTCATGAGCCAAAGTAGATATTATAAAAAGTTTGTCTTTAACTGAGCCCTTATCTTTATCCTTATCCTCAGTCAAAAGATTTTTAATTTGATTTAGTTGTGACTCTTTAATTATAATTTTTTTCATACCTATAAATATAATCAAATACAAAAAAGGTGGTTTCCCACCTTTTTAAGAGCCCGACTTTGGATAAGTCGTCCACCACTTTGTTTTAAACAAAGATTATTAAATTTTACTTTTAACGATTTCAGTAAAAGAGATTTGATTCTCTTTAGTGAAAACTAAACAATTCTTCAATATCTCATAAGGAATGTGTGTTAGTTGGTCAACACCATTGAATATTGAGAACTCTTCTTTATTAACTAAAGAAACGTGAATCATGTTTAAAAACATTTTCAACTGAGTAGCGTCAGTGAATGTTTGACTCAAAATTTGTCCGAATTCTTTACTTGTGATTATTACTGTTCTGTTATTCATAGGACAAAAGTAATAAAACAATCATCAACTTCCAAATTTATTTAGATAATATTTGATAGTTTTTTCAATACCCTCATCAAAACTTGTTTTTGGTTCCCAAGCAAGTGTTTTATTAATTTTACTGTTATCAATAGAATACCTATGGTCGTGACCTTTTCTATCCTCTACAAATTCAATAAGTTCTTTTGAATCTCTGTCCCAATCTTTAATATAGTCAATTTTATCACATATGATTTTAGCCAATCTGATATTCGTTATTTCATATCCACCACCAATACAATATGTCTCACCAATCTTCCCACCATGAAATACCGCGTCAATTGCCTCAACATGGTCATTAACATATAACCAATCTCTAATATTTAAACCATTACCGTAAACTGGTATTTTCTCACTTTTCAATACTTTCTTTATGACCGTAGGTATAAACTTCTCATCATGTTGGTTAGGTCCATAATTATTAGAACAATTTGATATGACAACAGGTAAGTTATAAGTATGATGATAAGCCCTCACAAAATGGTCAGCAGATGCCTTTGATGCTGAGTATGGACTTCTAGGGTCATATGGAGTGTTTTCATTAAATGAACCTGTAGGACCCAATTGACCAAAAACTTCATCTGTTGATATGTGATAAAAAAGTTTAACTCCGTATTTCACCGAAGCGTCCAATAAATTAATAGTTCCAACAATATTACTTTGGACAAATTTTAATGGGTTTAAAATTGAGTTGTCAACATGTGATTCTGCTGCGAAGTGGATTACATATTCAAATTTATAATTGTCAAACAATTCAAACAAACGTTCTCTTTCTATAATGTCAAATTTTACATAACGACATCCTGATAAATTATTAATGTTTTTTCTATTTGATGCATAGGTCTCAGAATCTAATATTAACATCTCATAATCGGGATACTTTTCCCTCATGTAATTAAAAAAGTTGGACCCGATAAAACCGAGTCCACCTGTAATAAGAATTTTCATAAAACAATTAATAAGAAATAAGAACTAAAATATCAATGAAGAATCAAATATAATAGTCCAAAATTAACAACCAAGGAACCAATTGCAACACCTCTCCATTTCTTTTTTCTGTCGGTTTGGATTTCTAACTTTTCTTTCGTCTTTGAGTGCTCAATCAACTCATTGTTGTATTTTTCTTTAAGACGATTTGCTTCAGATTCCATTTGTGTAAATAATACATTCAGGTAGACATTAGCGTCCTGTTCATTCTTTAACTGTTCATCACAATTATCTTTATAGATGTATAACTGTTCAATCTCTTTCTTCTGAGCCTTTTCAGTTTTGATAATTGTTAATAACAATAACTCTTGTGATTTACTGAAGAACACTCCTGTGTCACCTTCATATACTATTCTAATAGGCTTCAATACTTGACCAAACGCTGTCACGTTGAGCAAGATTAAGCTTACCAAGATTACTAATTTCTTTAGCATTTTCTTCTTTAATGTATTTTATTTTGGTAATAACTTTACCCTGTTTATTATCGTAGGCAATTCTTAAATCTTTCATTTGTTTATTCAAACTATCAACTTGTGAACGCAGTGCATTAATCTTCGTACCATCTTCAATCGTAACAGTAATAGGTTCACGATTTAATAAAATACCTACATATATACCCATACAAATCACAATAACCCCTAACAGGATTTGAGACCAATATTTACTTAAAACATCTTTCATTATTTAAGTAGGTTATAATATTCTTTAAAGTGTTTAATTCTATCAGGTAACCCGATAGTTCCACCGTTAACTCTTTTAGTTACTGCAGTTACAGTAGCGTCATCAGACCCTTTATCACAAATAGACCAAAGTTTATTTGAATCAAAGAAGAATGCTGCAGATGCCAATGGATATTTGGTAGCCACTAAATCAGGATTTGCAACTGTATCTTCACCAATGAATTTTGCAAAGTTTGTATAGTTTTGTTTCCCAGTCAATTGGATATATCCTCTGCCGCGAAATTTGAATCCTTCACCTGTTGACTCATCACCATTTCCCATTCTTCCACCATAAACACGAGACGCAATCTTTTCAGGTTGTCTTGCATATGATTCATTTAGATTACCAGGGAAATACTTACCAAAGATTTTTTTAAGTCCATCCGCAGAATAGTTAAGGTTTTCAGATACTGATTTAAATCCACCTGATTCGTGACCACACTGAGCCAAGAAATGAGCCAATCTTAATGGGTTAGTGATGTTGAACTTCTTAGCAGTGTCAGGAATTTGAGCAATTACAGCGTCAGGAATATGACCTTTTAAATTTTGTAATTTAAATTCTGAACTTGTTGGGATAACAACATCTTCTTTTATCACTTGAGCAGGTTGTTCAGTAGCTCCAAACATTTTACCCCAAGTTCCATCACCAACGATACCGTCAGCAGTTAGTCCGTTAGCCGCTTGCCATTCTTTAACTAGTTTTTCTGTACCAGGACCGAAACTTCCATCCGCAGTAGTCCCTAATTTTGTTTGGAGTTTTTTAACGTCTTCTCCTTTAGACCCAACTTTTAGTAACATAAGCTTTAATTTTACAATAAATATTTATTATTTTATTTTTAAAACGCTTCAACTTCTTCCATCATTAACTGATAAGCTCTGGCAAGTCTTGTCATTCCGATTCCACCACCAAAACGTGGGAAGAAGTCATGTGATAAGAATTCTTCCAATTCTTTCTCAACTCTTTCTTTTCCGAATAGTTCAAACAATTTAGCAGAGTAACCACCATTCTCAATTGTGTAAAAGTTATTTCTCATTTCTTCCACATTGGAACTTCTTTCCGCGGAACCAATTGTTTCTTGTCCGTAAAGAATTACGTCAACCTTATTGAATATTCTATTTTTACTCTCTCTCATATTCCAAAATGGATTTGTTCTATAAGGGAAATTTTGAAGAGATACTACAGGACCTTTTTCTTCCCACATTCTTGTTTCGTGTTCGTTTTCTAAAATTGGGACTCCTCCGTATTCTTCACAAACATCGTCGTAGTTAACCTCAACAGGTTTGTCAAAACCTAAATAGTCTAAAAGTTCCGATTCAAGTTTTATCATTTCTTTCATTCCACCTTTTGATTCAAATTCAAACATTGGGAAAATTAATTCATGTCTGCCAGGGATTGGGTCTTTTTCTTGTCTGTAGGATGTTGATATACAGTAAACACCATTCCATTCAGGATTTTTAAGTAGTTCATATTCTAACCACATTTGTCCTGTTTGTGGTAGTGGCCAAACCTCTCCCTGATAATTGAATGTTGTTATTGAGTGGGGGTTTTCACATGCTGCCAAGATTGATAATCTTGATTGTGTTGGGACTTCTTTAAATCCTTTTGATTGGAAAAATGTCCTCATTTTTTGGACTAATTCATTGTAAGTTTTTGTGTCTTTCATTTTTTTTTTATTTTTATTTTTTATTTATTGTTAACGTATGGGCAAAAAAAATCCTGACAATTGTCAGGACTTCCTTACTAAATTATATGTGTTTCGTAATTTATTTATCATACTTTTTAGTTAAATATTAACAAAAGTTATAAAAGTCTTTTTTTTATCCTTTTAAAAGGTCTTTATTTTTTTTGATATCAAAATAGGTATCAATTAATTTATCAATTCGTTTGTCAGTATATGAATTGGACTCCCTAACAGAATCCGTCATTTTATTATCCATACCTCTCCAAATATCCGTAATTTGTCTTTCCAATCTGTCGTTATGTTCTCTAAACTCAGAATGAATATTTTGTCTTTCAGTATCAATTCTTCTTGACGTGTAATCCATCTCAGTTGAGATGGTTCTCAACAGTCCTTGGGTATCTTCTTGTAAATTTTTAATTCGTGTTTGTTGTTTATTAATCGTAAGCCAACCCCAAGTAATCACCCCAATAAGAATTAGAGCAAAAACCGAGAGCATACCTAAAACAAAATAAGTTGTTTCCATAGTTTTAATTTTTTTTAATTTTTATGACTTTTATAACTTTTGTTTTAATATAATAAGTTGAAATAGGATGTAAACTAAAAACCCCCATATAAAATATGAGGGTTTTAAGAACTTGTGGTTTTAATTAACCCTTAACCTCTTCAAAGTCAACATCAGAAACTTCCATATCAGGATTACTATTCTCTGATGTAGTGTTATATAAAATTTCAGAAATCTTTTGGAATGTCATGTTAACTTTCTCCATAGATTCTTTAATTTTATCAATATTTCTTTCAGACTTTGCATTTTTTAAATCTTCCAACGATGAATTAATATCGTTCTTTTGCTCTTCGGTTAATTTATCCTCAATTTCCTTGTAAGCCTTTTCAACTTGGAATATTGTGTTATCCGCAGTATTGATTGTCTCAACTTCTTCTTTCGCCTTCTTATCAACATCGGCATTTGCTTCCGCCTCTTGTTTCATTCTTTCAATTTCCTCTTTTGAAAGTCCTGATGAAGCTTCAATACGAATGTTTTGTTGTTTGTTGGTTCCTTTGTCAAGAGCCGATACATTGATGATACCATTGGCGTCAATATCAAATGTAACCTCAATTTGTGGAACACCTCTCATTGCCGGTGGAAGACCATCCAAGTGGAAACGACCAATGGTTCTGTTGTCCTTAGCCATTGCTCTCTCACCTTGTAACACGTGGATTTCAACTGATGGTTGGTTATCAACCGCAGTTGAGAACACTTGTGATTTCTTACTTGGGATTGTTGTGTTCGCTTCAATCAACTTTGTGAACACTCCACCCATTGTTTCAATTCCAAGTGATAGTGGTGTAACATCCAACAACAATACATCTTTAACATCACCTGCTAATACTCCTGCTTGGATGGCCGCCCCAAGAGCAACAACCTCATCAGGGTTAACACCTTTTGATGGGTCTTTACCGAAGAACTTCTTAACCGCTTCCTGAATTGCCGGAATACGTGTTGTACCTCCAACCAAAATGATTTCATCAATGTCAGATGTTTTAAGTCCCGCACTTTTAAGAGCCGACTCACAAGGTTTAATAGTTCTTTGAACCAAACTATCAACAAGTTGTTCAAACTTTGCCTTACTCAAATTACGAACCAAGTGTTTTGGAACACCATCAACTGGCATAATGTATGGAAGATTAATCTCCGTTGAAGATGAAGATGACAATTCAATCTTCGCCTTCTCAGCTCCTTCACGTAAACGTTGTAGAGCCATTGGGTCTTTTGTCAAATCCAATCCGTTCTCGTCTTGAAATTCTTTAACCAACCAATCAACAATAGCTTGGTCAAAGTCATCTCCTCCAAGGTGTGTGTCACCATCTGTAGACAATACTTCAAATACTCCATCACCCAATTCCAAAATGGATACGTCGTGAGTTCCACCACCACAGTCAAACACAACAATCTTCATATCTTTAGATTGTTTGTCCAATCCGTAAGCAAGTGCCGCAGCAGTTGGTTCGTTCACAATTCTCATTACCTTCAATCCCGCAATCTCACCAGCTTCTTTTGTTGCCTGACGTTGAGCGTCGTTGAAGTATGCCGGTACGGTGATAACCGCTTCAGTTACTTCAGAACCCAAATAATCTTC